TGCGACGCCTGGAACAAGCTCACCGATCTGCCAGACGCACCTCAATCGGAACGCGCGACTGGGCGCATGTGTGTCAGTTATGAGGGCCGTTGGTATCATTCAATAAGGCCGGCGTCGAGTTCATCCCCGAGAACGGCGAGGAGCCTGACGTGAGGCTGAAGAAAATGAGAAAGCGCTAAGCTGTAGAAGTAATTCGACTTCAGACCGTTATGAGCGCCAGTGTTCTCCCCCTGTTTTCACCTCTGTATTCAACGCCCCATTTCGCGGTTGTGTGCATAAAGCTGCGCTGGTAACGTAGGGTTTGAAAGAATAGCGTTTTTAGAGTGCCGAATAGGAGATTAGCTATGAACTTCCGTAGCTTAATAGTTGCGCTAGCCTTGACCGGCGGCGTGTCCGCCGCACAAGCGGCAACGACCACATTTACGCTCACGGGTCCCGATTTGCCTGGGGTGGTTTCGTTCTCGTTGCCGTCCCAGGTCGTTGGCGGTGGTCAGGGATACCCTGGTGGGCCAGATCAATTGTGGGGTAAAACGACCATAAGCCTGATCGGCGGATGGGCCAATTTTTTCTCCGATGGCAAGACGCTTGGTTTTGAAGCGACAAACCTTCCCACCGCGTCGTTTCCGTATGGCAATCTTGTTTTGGAGGCAGCCAACGCGTTTTATTCGCTCAGCGGTACAACTCCGTCGACCTTTGTGCTGAACCTGCCCAGTTTTGGGACGCAAAACATCAAGATGACGAATACTGCTTGGGGCACTCCTGACTATGGAAAGGTATACGATTTGAAAATTTCGGCGGTTCCCGGTCCAATCGCAGGCGCTGGTCTTCCCGCGCTTCTCGGCCTAATGGGATTCACTGCATGGCATCGTCGGAGGCAGCAGGCGGAAGCCTAAGCGATTGAGCCAACAACGCCCTCGCCGGCGCATGAGCGGCGGGGGCGCATCGTGTGAACCGTAATTGCCCTGGCGCTGCAACCGCGAATCGCCTTCACGCCCGGCCAGTCCCTCGCGGAATGGTGCACACGCTTTCCAGTCCATCCACGAATGCCTGCACCGCGGCGGCAAGTTGCTCATATTCGTCATACGACTTATTCGCGGCGACCTGCTCGGCTAAGAAGCGCGCCCATGCGACGACGCGCGACGGATCAATCGCATTGCGCTCGGCCAGGGCGGCGACCATGGCGCAGGCGTAGAGTTGGAAGGCGGATTGCTGGGCACCTAAGCGCCGGCCGAACGCAGCCGCTACGTCCAGCATAAAAGTCTTTGCAGTTTTCCATCAGCCCCTCCCCGTCGACCTGTTCAGGCCGTAATTGGTCTGAAGCGCTCGCGCGATCGGGCCGTTGTTCGCGATGTGGTTTTGAATGATACCCGTCAGCACGACGTCAATCTGATGCTGTCCATTTCCGCCACGCGTCGCCTTGGTCTCGACCTGGACGCCCGCGTTGTTGTGGACGTTGATGACGGGCGCGACAGGAACAGCGGATGCGCCGGCCCCGCGCATCGCAACAGGAATGGATCGGCCGTCTGGCAGTGGGACAATCGCTTCGCTCATCGAACCTTCGCCGAAGATCGCCATCTGCGGAGAGTTGGCGACGCCGCCGCCTGCATAGCGCCTCAACGGGATCGGGCCGGCCGACGACATGATGCCGCCGCTCGCGAACCACGAGGCGGAGCCGCTGAACAGGTCGTTCAGGCCTGATCCGAACAAGCCGCCCTTTTCCCCCTGCTTGCCGAACAGCGCGTCCATGAACCTGTTGACGCCCATATCGACCATTTTGTCAGACATGCGCAGCGCGGCCTCGCGCATTGCCTCGCCCGGGTTTCGGCCGTGCATGATCGCCTTGAGCGGAGATGAAATCATGTCCCTAGTGGTCTCGCGGGTGAGGTCGTGCAGCTCATTGCTCCGCTGTTGCCTGGTCTCCTCTGCCGATTTGGCGCGATAAGCACCGAGCGCCTGCCGCCTGGTTTCCGCGAGATATTCATTGAATTTTTTCAGCGCGTCGCCGGAGAGCGTAGTTTCGTCGATGCTAGCGCGCATGTAGGAGATGCGCAACTTTTCGACCTCGCCAGCCGCCGCAGCTTCCTCGGCGCTCTTGCCAAAGAACGCCCGCAACAAGTCGGTTGGCGGGACATTTCCTTGATTGAATCGGTCGCGGACACGTACGGCCCGCGGATCATGTCAATGTCGATAGCCTTCAGCTTATCGGCGTCGCCGCGGCTGCGATCCTGAAGCGCCGTCGAGTTCAACGCAGCGACACTGGCGCCGCCGAGGCCATCAAAGTTGCCGATGCCAGCCTTCGCTGCGCCGTGCCAGGACGACCAGCCGTTCTTCTTGGCGTAATCGAGCGCGAAATCGAGCGCGAAATCGACCTCCTGAGGTCGTCATCGGATTGCGGGCGTCCAGGCCGGTGATGCGTGAGAACACGTCACCGAGCCCGCCCACCGCGTTCCCGCCTTTGGCGATGCCGCCATAGTGGAGCTGGAAAGGCCCGAAACTGGAGCCGCCGTCGCCGCTATAGGAGCGCAATCCTTCCGACATCGCGACGCGAAGCGCCACGTTCGGGTCGATCCCGCGCGCGGCGGCTGATTGCTGAATATACGCCGCGACGGAACTTGCTCCGCCGGTGGGCACGTATTGGTCGGCAAAGTTCTTAGAATCCAGCATGACCTGCTGTCGCGCGCGCTCATAAGGCCGCAAACTGGAGAGTCGAAGTTCGTCCGCGGATTGCCGCGCATATGCTTTGGCCTGCGCGTTGCCCTCGGCGATCAGGCGGTTTCGAGCGGCCTCCGCTTCTGCCGCGGCGACAAGAGTGTCTTTCGATGACCGGAGCGCGTTCAGGCGCGCGCTTTCTGCCGCGACCGCTTCACGCTCGGCGAACGTGTAGGCCATGGTCTGCCGCGCAGCGATGGCGCTATCATTGGCAACCTTCTGCAGGGGGCTTTCGAACGTCACAATGGCCGTATTCAGCCGCTGGAACGCCGTCGCCGCGTGTTCGGCGCTCACACCTGTCTTGGCAAGCGCCTCGGCGTCGGTGATGAGCAAACGCAATTGCTCGCGGGCATCCTGAAGCTCTTTGAGAGATTGCGCCTCAGGGGCGTATTTGCGAATCGTGGCCCCGCCGAGCATCGAAAGGCGATTATCGGAGACATCCTTTCGGTTGGCGTCAGCCCGCCGCGCCTCGTCTGAAATCTGCTTCTCAAGCTCGGCGATGCGGCAAGGGTTTTCCGCCAGGACGCGCCGCGAAACGTTGCCACTGAAAATTCCCCTCTTGGCCTGATCAAGTTCGCGGCGCAGCGTCGCAACCTGATCCTGCGCGGACGGCCCATTCATCCGGTCACCCAGCGCGCTGTCCGCGTTGGATACCGCCGTCGAAATGCCGGCCCAAATTCGCGAAAACGCGCCGCGGTTCTTGTCGATCGACGCCGCAGCGCCCTTGATGGACGCATCGAAGGCGTCAAACAAAGCCTTCTGTGCGCCGGCAGCATCGCCGGAATCCTGAAGGCTCTTGATCGTTTGCGCCAAGCGGTCGTTCAAGAACCCGAGCGACTTGTCGAGTTCAACCGCGCCTTTGGACGGGTCAGCGAAGGCCGTGGACAGCAATTTCGCGGCGTGCCCCGCAAGCTGCGCAAACCGTTCTACGTGACCCACAGCCCCGCCAATGATGGAACGATCAACGAGACCGGAAGACACCATGGCGACCGTCGCGCCACGCGCGCCGCTCAGCGAAAGATAACCGCCGCTCGCGGCAGCACCCTGCGTCGCCGCCGCGTTGAGCCCGCTCATGGTCAGGCCAGTCCCGCGCCCAGCCCCAATAGTCGAACCGAAAAGCGCCGCCTGCTCCGAGCGCGCATTCGCAAACGACATCGCCGCAAGAATTCCGGCTCCGGCCAGAGCGCCGCCCGCCAGCCGCGCCGGGGTAATGATGCCCGCGAGCATATCCTTGATGCCCTTGAGCGTCCCGCCGACGCCGCCGTTTCCCATGCCGAAGGCTTGAACGAGGTCAGGCCCTTGCTGCATGAAGACCTGCATCGCCGACGCGCCGGAACCGAGAGATGATGCCGTGTTGCTGATCGCCGACTCAAACATCATCATTTGCGTGCGGTTGAGCGATGTGGCGAGGCTGTTGTCGTTCAGCGCGGCTTCAAGGTCTTTGTGTCGCTTGTGCGCAGCGGCCAGCGCGCGTTCCGTCGCCGAGGTGACAGACAACCCCTGCGACCGCGCCGTTGCCACCAGCCTTTCGCCGCGCTCGACATCAGCGAGCGCCTTCGACAGAGGGTCGAGGCGCTGCGTGTAGCGGTCCAGGGCGGTCGAAGCGTTGATCTGCGAACGGGTCGCCGTCTCGCGAATGACGGTCGCTTGCTGTTCGAGCGCGCTGAGCCGGCTTTGGGCCGCCGTGACGCGGTCGTAATCTGATGCAGCCCGGTCGGCGCCGCTGGAGACATAATCAATCTGGATTTTTTGGACGGTGTCGTTCATCGCGCTCTGCGCCCCCTACTGACGGCTGCCCCCGGCCCGTAGGCCGAGGACTCCCTTGCAAACCGGCGGAAAACTGGAGCGAAAACCGCCGGGATTACAGCTACTGGATCGCGGCGGCGCGGGCGCGGCGGCGGAATTGCTCCATGTCGACGGCGGGGGCGCCAGAGCGGTGTGAGCGCTCAACGACCAACGCTTCGGCGTTGGCAGGCACACTAACGAGGCTGATTTCCATTAATTCCCACACGAGGAACCGAAGGCCGCCGCCCTTGATCGGTTCCGATTTTGTCGGCACGAAGCCAATCGAACAGGCGTTGATCACACCCTCTTTCGCCAACGCGCACCATTCGTCGGCAGTCGGCGAGGCCCCCTTAGGCGCGAAGCTGATCAACGCGCGAAGGGTGTTGCCGACGATCGAAACATCTGCGTTGCCAATCGGCTTGGCCGGATCGTGGTTCGCCAAGATGACCGGATTGGAGCGAAACGCGGACAGATTGGCGCCTTTCATATCCATGATGTCGCCGTAACGATCCGTTGTTTCCGTGGAAGCGATGACGCGAATTTGCCGGGGGCCAAGGCCGCTGGCCTTCGTCTGTATGGAGCCAAGGAATTTTTGCATCGCCATGCCTCACTTGACCGGCTGGCGCGGGCTGTAGCGCTCGCGATGATAAAAGTAGTGCTCTGCCGCCTCTGGCGTGAGCAAACCCAAAGGTGCGATGAGCGCGCCGGCCTCGGCGGTAAAACCAGCCTTCAGTGCTTCATCGCAAATGCGGATCATCTTTTCACGCTTGGCCAAAGCCTCACGCACCGCCGCAATGAATTCGTCCGTGGCGTCGTCGTGGCGCTTCCGGATTTCCGCCCATTGCTGCCGGCGCCGTTCGCCTCGCAACTCGGATAGCCGCGCCATCAGCCGAGGCTCGGCCGCGTCGAGACGTTCAAGAACGAGGCGTTGCGCGTCGCAGGCGGCGTCGAGGGCGCGTCGCTGTCATCAATCAACAGCAGTTCGGAGCGATCGGCCAGACGCGCGTCAATCTCGCCCTGCGCCTTGCGTCGTTCGTCGGCAAGTTCTTGCAGCGATCGCTCGACCGCAGCAAGTTCCTGGTCAGGTTCCAAGCGTGAGGTATCCTTCGCCGCGTCAGCGGGCTTGCTGCCCGCATGCGCCGGCGCTTGGTGGCGAAGAAGTTTGGAAATGATGCCCATGGTCACGCCCCCCAAGTGACGCCGGTGATCACCGCGACGGCTTCGTCGTGGCGCATGTGGAAGTCATGCTCGGAAATGCAGCGGATCAGCGTTTCATCGCGTTCGAAAGCGTTCCGCGGGTTGCCGCCGACATCAATGTAGCTACCCCCCTGCGACAAGCTAATCGACAGTCGAAGAGCATCGAAAATCATCGCCTCCGACATATCGGTAAGATAAATTTCCGATTCAGTTCCCAAGCCGAGTGTGATCGGAATCTGCGTGGTGGTCTTGAACGGAATGCCGCGAAGCGTTCCCCTATTGATCATCTCTTCCTTGAACATGTAGAACCCGTTCGAGTTCTTCAGAGTGAGCAAGAACTGCTTGATGCGAGGGTGGAAGAACCAAACCGGAGCCGCCATCGGAACATTGGCGTTTTCGAGCGCCTTGATGGCCTTGCCGAGTTCCGCATCGATCGTGTCCAGTGTCGGGGTCGCGCCCGAGACGATCCGGTTCGCCGCCGGCGCGATGTTCCGGAGTCCGAGCGGCCCTCGCAATCACGCTCGCAGACTCGCACGAGCGTGGCTGGTTGGGAATCCAAGCCGAATCCGATTCCACAGAAACCGATCTAGGTTCCGGACTCATAACCAGTAGCTGACGGTCGCGGCGAGGCAGACGGTTGCGAGGTAATTGACGGCGTTTCGGTCGTATCGCGTGGCCACACGCCGGAAGTCTTTCAGGCGGCAGAACATGCGTTCGATGGCGTTGCGGTTGCGATAGAGGAACGGCGAGAAGCAGTTCTTCCATTTGCGGTTGGCCTTGGGTGGAATGTTCGGCATGACGCCTTTGTCCTCAACCTGTCGGCGGAGCTTGTTGGCGTCGTAACCCTTGTCTGCATGCAGGATGTCGCAGTCAGGCAGCCTCTCCAGCAATGTCGCGCCAGCGGCGCAATCCGC